CGCGAAAAGGGCGTATGATTTTTTCCAAACCACGCCGTGGATGTCGTACGCGGGTTTCTGGTCCGTCAACCGCGACCGCCCTGGCAAGGGTACCGGCGCAAACCCTTTCGACTCAGGCATTAACCAGGGGGCATACGACTTTACGAGCACGTTCCAAGGAAAACTTGTCAAAGATCTCGATCCGACGCCCGTAAAGAACCCGGCGCCCATCGTGCTACAGCCAAATCCTTCGCCCCTGCCCCCTGTCATCCCAACATTCCCGCCCACAGAACCCGTGCCCGTGCCCGTGCCAACTGTGAGCGTCGTCGGAAACGTCGTGAGCATCGTGTCTGCGAATAGGCTCAAGGTTTCTTACAAGAAACCCACCGGCGCCGTGGTATCCCCCGCGATAACCAAAAAGAATCACGGGTGTGTGGCGGGCGATTCCGTCACGGTCACTCTCAAAGGTGTTAAGCCGTACGACATTGTGAGTATCGAAAAGAACGTGGGAACGCCCGCGAAGGCGTCTACGGCCAGAAAGAGCGCAAGCGACTTATGGGACGATGTGGCCAAGGAATTCCTTGAAAGCGTCCACGACGGCGAGGAGCCGGACAATATTATACGCCAGCTGCAGACGAAATATACCGGCCTCGGCCCCGCTAACCAGGAGCGACTCAAATCCCTCGTGAATTAAAAAAAAATATTTTTAAAAAGTACCACGATGAACATTGACAAAAACATGATAAGCGCCGCCATACTTGGTTTCATCATCTTCTTCATGCGTCGAGACCTCGTCCTCGCGCTCGTGATCGCGATCGTCGCATATCTCATGCGCAACTTTGGTTTTTAAGATGATTTACATTATCGAGGCTGCTGCTGTGTGATACAGTGAATATTTCCGCCGCCCAAGAGAATTTCGCGGGAATAGAACCCTTTTACTTCGCGTTCTGGAAAAATACTCTTAAGAGTTTCCAAAGCACGAACGTCGTACACATCGTCGCCAAAAGTTGGAAAAATAATCGCTCCGTTCGGCATCACGAAGTTGACGTAGCTCGCGGCAAGCCTGTCGCCAGCATTTCTGGGAACCGCGGAACCGGAACAAGCAACGCCGTCCGATTCTTCTTTGGTGATGAACATATCATTCGGAATGTGGAGCTTGTGAACCTTGAGCGAACGTCCCTTTGCGTCCGTCTGAGAAAGAAGGTATTCATACGCCTCTCTAGAACGTTCATATTGTGGATGGGTCGTGTCGTCCGTCCAGGCGAGGATAACCTCGCCAGGTCGTGCGAAACATGCCATGTTGTCAACGTGGCCGTTGGTCTCGTCATCCACAATACCGTGTTTTAGCCAGAGGACCTTGTCTACGTTGAGGTACTCCTTCAGAGTGTCTTCAATTTCGCCCTTGGAGAGATGCGGGTTCCTCCCCTCGGACAATAGACATTCTTCCGTCGTGATGCACGTCCCTTCGCCGTCTACGTGAATAGACCCCCCTTCTAAGACAAACCCTTTTGCGTGGTACGGTTTCGCAATTGCAAAAGCGCACATACGCTCTGCGACCTTGCTGTCTTTTTCCCAACTCGTGTAGCAGCCGTCGTGGTACCCTCCCCACGCGTTGAACTCCCATGATATTCCGCGGATCTCGCTGCCATTCGTTACGAACGTCGCACCCGTGTCTCGAGCCCAGCAATCATCTGAATCGAGGGCAACGATCTTAACACGAGAATCGTGAAGGAGGGAAAGGGCGGCGCGCACGTGCCCTCTCGGCACCAACAGAACGACCTCTTCATGCTGCGAGATCTCTTTCGCGAGGTCGGCAAACACATACTGGGCAATCTTTGCGTTGTTCCTCCAGTTGTCGGGGCGATGCGGAAATATCATCCAAGTGCGGGCATGAGGCTCGAACTCTCCCGGCATACGAAACCCATCCGCCCTCGGAGTCGTCATTGATGTATGGATGAAGCATGTTGATAGATAGTGAAATCGTCGATATGTATCAACATTTCATTATCAACTTAAACAAAGGGAGGGGGTGAAAGTCAATGGACTCGTCCACTTCTATTCCAAAGCGTGCGCTAATCACGGGTTGTACGGGGCAGGACGGTGCGTATCTCACCGAGTTTCTTATCCAGAAGGGATACGTCGTCCATGGGATAAAACGGCGATCTTCGCAGTTGAACACGCAGCGAATTGACTCTTTGTACGACAAGTATTCCGAATCTGGCCTGTTAGTACTTCATTACGGCGATCTAACCGATTCTACGAACCTCGTAAGGATCGTGCAGCAAGTCAGACCGGATGAAGTGTATAACCTTGGCGCCCAGAGCCACGTCGCGGTGTCGTTCGAGATGCCGGAGTATACCGCGGACGTAGACGGCGTGGGAACTCTTCGCCTGCTCGAAGCAATCCGAATCTGCGGGCTCGAGAAGACCACGAAATTTTACCAGGCGTCAACTTCGGAGCTCTTTGGGAAGGTTCGCGAAATCCCTCAGAAGATTACTACTCCTTTCTACCCAAGGTCTCCCTACGCGGTGGCGAAGCTTTTTGCGTATTGGACAGTCGTGAACTACCGCGAGGCTTATGGAATGTTCGCATGCAACGGAGTATTGTTCAACCACGAGAGCCCTCTGCGCGGCGAGACTTTCGTTACCCGGAAGATCACCAGGGGGCTCGCACGCGTGAAGCTCGGAAAGCAGCAGTGCCTATACCTCGGGAACATGGACGCCAGACGCGATTGGGGGCATGCCCGGGATTATGTCGAGGCAATGTGGCGCATGCTCCAAGTCCCCGAGCCGGAGGATTTTGTGATAGCTACCGGCGAGCAGCACTCGGTAAAGGAGTTTGTAGAAGAGACGTGCAAGGTTCTCGATTTGCCGCTGGAGTGGCGGGGAGACGGCGAGCACGAAAAGGGGGTGAACCCCCGGACGGGCGAGGTTTTTATCGCGGTAAACCCCAGATATTACAGGCCCTCCGAAGTAGATGAACTAGTTGGCGACGCGACGGACGCCAAGGAAAAACTCGGTTGGGTGCCCCAGACATCTTTCAGCAACCTGGTAAGGGAGATGGTAGAGCACGATCTCCAACTGACATCTTTCAGCAACCTGGCGAAGGAGATGGTAGAGCACGAATCCGAACTTGTCGCGACGGAATGACGTGGCGGTTGCATATCGACACCCCACGCCATATAATGCTGTTCTTGGTTTGCTTTTGTAAAAATCATCATGGACATTTATCCTGTCGACTGGCGTTCCGGCGATGAGGACAATCAGTTCAAGATCACCATGTTTGGAAAAACGATTGACGGAAAATCATCGTGCGTGCGAATTCGCTTCACGCCAAGTTTCATCATCGAGATGCCGGATGGGTGGTCTGCACCGCGCCAGCGCCTGTTTATCACCGAGACGGCGTTGAAGTATGGTGCGATCAAGGACATGTGTCTCCCGATCCAGAGGAAGTCCCTCTGGGGGTTCGACAACGGCAAGATTCGGAACATGGCACAATTTGCTTTCCCTACGTTGGCGGCAATGCGCAAGGCGAAATACGGTCTTAAAGACAATTACCAAGTGTACGAGTCGAGCGTGGACCCTATCATCCGTCTATTTCACCTCCGGAAGCTGAGCCCGAGTGGTTGGGTTCGAGTATCGCAGTCGTACCCTGCATCGTCTCGTGTGTCTCGGTGCGACGTCGAAGTAGAGTGCAACTTCACGCATGTGGGGCCGAGCGACGTCGCTGCGACGCCGCCGCTGGTCGTGGCCAGTTGGGATATTGAAACGTACAGCCGCGAGCGGAAGTTCCCGCTGTCTTCTAACCCGGACGATTACGTTACCCAGATTGCCACATCGTTTCAAAGGTATGGCGAGCCAGAGCCGTATAGACGTGTGGTATTCTGTCTCAAGGACACCGCAAATGTCCCGGGCGTAGAGATTGTGTCGTGCTCCCAGGAGTCCGATGTGATCAACGCGTGGATGGACGCGGTGACCAAAGAAAAGACAGACGTGCTCATCGGCTACAACGTGTTCCAGTATGACTGGAAATACATTTACGGTCGTGCTCAGATTCTTGTAGATGACGCCACGGCGGAGGAAACGGTATTTCCGGATAAGCTCGGCTACCTCCTCGAGGGCGGAGGCAAGGTGGTAGAGCGGGAACTCGCGTCTAACGCCTTTGGCCAGAATTTCTTCTATTACCTCGACACCCCAGGCGTCATCCAGCTCGACCTGCTCCAGTGGTTCCGCAAGAACCGCAACCTAGAGTCGTATTCGCTGAACAACGTGTCCAAGCTGTACCTTGGCGACCAGAAGGACGACCTTCCTGCGATGAAGATCTTCGAGAAGTTCGAGGGCGACGCAGAGGACCGCGCGGTGATTGCCAAATACGCAGCCCAGGACACTCTCTTGCCACTGAAGCTCTTGTCAAAGCTGGCGATTTTCGAGGACGTGGCAGAGATGGCGAACGCGGTGAAGATTCCAGTGGATTGGGTGGGTTTCCGCGGCCAGCAGGTTCGCGCCTTTTCGTGTCTGTTTGGCAAGGCGCGGGAGATGGGGTACGCAATTCCCGACAACAAGGCGTGGCCGGCGGAGGGGAAATTCGAGGGAGCGACCGTTCTAGAGCCGAAGAAGGGTGCCTACTTTGAGCCCATCGCAGCACTCGATTTCGCGAGGTGAGTTAAAATATTACACGGGAGGGGCTATGGGCTTGCCATCTGCAAATGTGCACAACTGTAGAAAGTCTTTGGCCAGACGAAGTTTTTCATCCATTGTTTTTTTAGAATCTACAAAACTCTTGGTAAACTTTTTACCAGACGGCAGTTTGAATTCAACGCGAAAACCGCATTGGTTCGGGTCTCTGCCGTGAGATTTGGTATGCGATATGTATTTTGGGAGTTTCTTGTCAAGCTCCTTTTCATTATACATTGTCTCTTCCTCTTTGTTTATGTATCGCATTGCCGCGGCTAGCTTCTCTTCCATCGTGAACCTCATTGAGCAGAACGACCGAACTGGAAGGTCTGGGTGCCTGACAATATATCCCACGTTCTTGCCCACGCGATGTTCGTGAATGTTTGTTGGTAGAGTAGTATCTCTTTTTCTCGTTTTTTTGCCAATGGCAACCCGAACATCCCGTGGCATGGAACCAACTCCTCCTCCTTTTAGGATGTTGTATCCATTTCGAACAGAGTCGTGTATCTTTATGAACATTGTTTCATAAATATCAGCAACCTCTTGTTCACACATCGTGATGAGTTCACAAATGAACTTATCTACGCCATGATGTTTCATCGAGTTGTGCAACTTGGGACATCCTCTCGCGTTTAGATTTTTATGTTTAGCAAATCTTGCTGATAGTTTTTGCTTCGTCTGGCCGACGTACTTTTTACCGTTTACGGTGTTTGTGATAACATATATTGAACAATACATGATACTAACCATACCCCTCCTTTTCTTTAAATTGTTGCAGTTTGTACCCGTCTATCATCCGTGCGCACAATATGTCCCCGGAGACGATCGTCATGGAACCCAAATTCGCAAACGTGCCGGGTGTAGAGTACTACGAGATCCAGACGGGCATTGGTAAGTTCAGGTACTCGCAGAAAACCCAGGGCGTTGTCCCGGCGCTTCTCGATGACCTGGCCAAGTTCAGGAAAAACGCGAAGAAGCTGATGGCACAAGCACACAAAGAAGGAGACGAGTTCAAGGAGGCGCTCTACGACGCAAGCCAGCGTTCTTACAAGGTGGTGATGAACTCGGTATATGGGTTCCTCGGGGCGTCTAAAGGGTTCATCCCTTGTGTCCCAATTGCCGCATCGGTGACTGCAACGGGGCGTAATATGATTGACATCGCGGCTCGTCGCGCACTTGAGCTGCTTCCGGGGTCCGAGGTCGTATATGGTGATACGGATTCTATCATGGTTCGCATGAAGCTCCCCGAG